CTCTGCTCCGCCGGCTGTTCAGGCCGCGGCCTATCAGTTGGTGCTCAACCGCAAAGTAGGCCAGTATACTCTGCCCAACAATGTAGTGATCATTGCCGCAGGTAACCGTATGGGCGATAAGGGTGTTACCTATCGTATGCCTAGCCCACTGGCTAACCGCTTCATGCACTTGGAAATCCGTGTGGACTTTGAAGACTGGGAGCACTGGGCTCTTGGCCATGAGATCCATCCGCATGTGGTGGGTTTCCTGAAGCAGTTCAAGGGCGACCTCTACAATTTTGATCCGGTGCAACACGACCGCGCCTTTGCTACTCCGCGCACCTGGAGTTTCGTGTCTGACATGCTGGATGACAACCTGCCTGACTCTGCCAACACCGATATGGTGGCTGGCCTGGTAGGTGAAGGTATGGCAATTAAGTTTATGGCCCATCGTAATCATGCCGCAGACTTGCCCGACCGGTCAGATGTGCTCAATGGTAAGGTCAAGGAGTTCCGTGCCAAGGAAGTGTCCGCAGGCTACGCTCTGGTCACTAGCCTGTGCTACGAACTTCGTAGCCGCTACGAAGACGCCAAACGTTCTGGCAAGATTGACACGTTCAATGAAAGTGCCGATAACTGGCTGGGCTTTATGATGGCGAACTTTGAACCCGAGATGGTTATCATGGGTGCTCACACCGTGCTCAAGAATTACAAGGTGGTATTTGACCGCAAGAAGATGAAGAACTTCCCTGATTTCTTCAAGCGGTATGCCAACCTGCTTACAGATGAGTAAGTATGCATAGAGAACGCCCATGGCCCATAGTAGAGCAATTGTATGGGCCAGACGTTCACAGTCAGTGGGCAGACCGGCCTCCAACACCATCCGATGTCAGCGAGTGGCTCCGCGAACAAAGGAAGGGCTGGTCTGCCCGCCCATGGCAGAGCCAAGCGATCCGTGAAGTTACCGAGTGGGCCAGAAATCAAGGCCTAAAAAGATTGGATTGGGACTATGTGCCACGCAAAACCATTTGGTTCAGAGACCCACAAGTTGCCATGCTTTGGGACTTGTGTGGGCCAAAATAAAATGGTTGACCTTAATCCAAAATTGCACTATAATAGATACATACGCTGAAAACATAGGAGCCACCATGTCAAAGATGTCCGCCCGCGATAAGTTGATTAAGACTCGTGTCGCTATGCTACTGAAGTATCCTTTCTGGGGTCCTTTGGCCGCCCGACTCAAACTAGAAGAATGCGATTGGTGTCCTACATTGGCCACCGACGGCAGGTCTTTTTATTACAATTCCGACTTCATCCAAAAACTTGACGAGCAAGAACTAATTTTTGGCTTTGGCCACGAACTTGGCCACATTATTTTTGATCACATGTCACGCCGCGGTGATCGTAATCCGCAGGTCTGGAACATGGCTGGCGACTATGTGATCAACGGCATGTTGGTCCGTGAAGGTATTGGCCGTGCTATTCAAGCGGTGCCAATCTTGTTGGACTCTAAATACACTGGCAAGACCGCAGACGAAGTCTATGACGAACTCATGGCCAATGCTGTAGAAATTAAGATGACCTTGGACATGCACATGGACCCTGATGGGGACGGTGAAGATGAAGGTGACGGCGACGGCACTGACAGCAAGGATGGCAAGGGCCGTCCTAAGATGAAGCCGTTGACTGAAGAAGAAAAGAAGGCCTTGCGTGACGAATGGCGTGAGGCTGTGCTTCAGGCCGCAAAGAATGCAGGTGCCGGCAATGTGCCAGGCGATATCCAGCGTTTGGTCAAAGACATTACTGCACCTGTAATGGACTTGAAGGATCTGCTTCGTATTCAGTTCAGTGGTTCGCTCAAAAGCGACTACACCTGGATGCGTCCTAATCGTAAGGCCTGGCACACTGGTGCAGTCTTGCCCGGTCAACTGCCTGGCGAGGAACTTGACATTGTGGTTGCATTAGACGCTTCTGGATCCATTGGCGAGGACATGCTGTCAGACTTCTTGGGCATGGTGCAAGGCTCGCTGGATCAGTTTACGTCTTACAAGGTTCGTATCATTACCTTTGATACCAGCGTCTACAACGAAGACGAATTCACCAGCGATGATGGCCGCGACATGAGCGAATATCCTATTCAAGGCGGTGGTGGAACTGCATTTGAATGTGTATGGCAGTGGATGAAGGACAATGAAGTCCATCCGCACCAGTTGGTGATGTTCACAGACGGCTATCCTTGTGGTAGTTGGGGTGATCCAGACTACTGCGATACCTTGTTTGTTGTGCATGGTAGCAGAGATATCACTGCACCGTTTGGCATTACTGCCAATTATGTGCCTGCCAATCGTAGGTAACTAGTTGGCAATGAACGTTCTGCCTAATCAGCAGATACTGTGACCCGCAGGATGAGAAGTGGTGTGATAGCCACGGGTGGTAGTCTTTGAACCGAAAGGCCGCTGGCAATGCGTTAACGGAACCCGTCGGGGAGTGGGTGGAGGCCGTGCGTGATGGTGTTGGGGGTTCCTGGCGCTTGATGCGGTATAATTACCACCGGGGTTCGCAGAGCACTTTATTATGATACTAGAATGAAAAACTTAAAAATGTTTGAAACCACAGTCCGACAACCTGGACCAGGTGGAGAAGAAAAAACAGTCAGAGTCATGGCCGAATCTGCCCAGCAGGCTCGTGAACTCCTGCAACAACTACACGGAGTTCGTTCCGTTCCTTATCTACCAAAAATGGTTGCACATTGATGCTTAGTTTTGGGCACAGTCCTTTTTTTGTCACCTGTTTGACATTTGCATTTGTGCTACTGACTTCCATCCACGTTGGTTCCTTTTTTTACAATTGTGTTTGGTTTTATAAACCCGGAATCAGCACTTGCCAGAATCATAGACCTCTTCCTGTCAAGAAAGATGTTGAGCCCATTGAATTAAAAGTTGTCAAATCTGTGACGATGGCAACAACACCAACACCAGCACAAATTGAATCGATGGTTAACCCCACAGAACGCGAGTATACCGCAGTTGGTAAAATTTCTGTAGATTCAAATCTACGCACTGGTCCAGGAATGGGTTACCCAATCATGTCTGTGCTGTATGAAGGATCTACAGTTGAGATACTTGAAACACGAGACGGGTGGCACCATATAAAAATAATACAAAAAGGATCACCAGATGACGAATCCATTACAGGATGGGTTTGGAGTAACTTGGTAGAATAAAGCGCACCAGGTGCGCTTTATTTTTGGCCGCAATGGCCAACACCCCGAGTCTTTGCGACTATAAGTATCTCCGAGGACATAGTGACATGTCCATAATCCAAAACAGGAGAACTAAAATGCAAGGACTAGTCCTTCAAGATCTTAAGGTAGCCGCAGGCGCTATCGAACTTGGCGCCCAGCGCGGCGCTTTTCGTGCCAATGAGATGAAGATCATTGGTGATGTCTACGACAAGTTGACTACCTTTATCAAGAGTGCAGAACCCCCAGCACCTGCCGCCGACGAAACTACCGAAGGTGGCGAGGGTGCAGAAGTTACCGAAACCGGCGATACAACACCTGTTGACGGCACAAACTAAACATAAGGAGGCATTATGCCAAAATTTATTAAACACGTTGGTGTTGATGGCAAAGGTAAGAAGTGTATTGTGGTTTTTCGAGAAGTTCCAGGCGACGCTGAAAATGCATTGATCGTCTTGACCGAAGCATTACCAACACAATTCCACGACGACCTCATAGCCGCTATTGAAAGCACAACCGCTCAAGAAAGCACAGAAGTCAGTGAGTTTTTGTTTAGACAAAAGTTCAAAGACGGCACCAACATGCTGAACACACTACATCAAAATGGTTGGCTGGTAAAAGTCACAACTAAATCAGTTATGATGACTCCGCAACCCAGTGTTTCAATTAACCTGGCTGAATTAAATTCACAATTGCGTTTAATCAACCAAGCACCAAAAGAAGCACAGGCTCTTGCTGAAAGCAAAAACCCACCAGGTGTGTTGTCTGACAAGCAAATTGCTGACAAGTTTAGGTCTCAGGCGCGAACATTTGAAGCCGAAGCCAAACGTCTGCGTGAGGAGGCAGAAAAACTTGACCCAAAGGACCAAGCAGTCCCAAACTTAGTAACGGTCCCCGACGAACCCGCAAAGCGCGGCCGCGGGAGACCATCAAAAGTGACAACCGCGGCCTAATAGAACGATGGAGTTTTAGGTTGCGGTCTTTTTGGAGCAAAGGATGAGTATTAGGAAAAAGGATCGTAGTTTTGAAGATATGCTGAGAGAAATCCATGTAGAGGAAGTGCCTGTAGAATACATTGATTGGATCAAAGTTTATCTAGACGACGGAACAGAACTTATGTTTAAGCAAGCAGAGTTAAGTGAAATTAAAACCAGCAAGGAAGTATTAGGCATTAAGCAGTTAGAACAATACCTAGATCGCATTGTTGATTTTGAAGTAATGATGAACAGCGAACTGATCAAAACCAGAGTTACGAGATTCGTAGGTGCCCTGTTAGCCACACATTTCAATCAAGAGTAAAATTGTGAAAATTCTTTTTATCAATCCATCAGAAATAGCCACTAGAATTATTCCTGCATTTAAAGTCAAAAACTCTGAAGTTGCTGTGCTGTTGACCAATGGACGAACACTAGAGTCTGGCACAGTTCCGGCAGATCTTTCAAATGTTAGAATCATTGATTTGGCCAAAGAAGAGTGGGACCGCAGTTTAAAAATTATGTCTGCTGTGGCGTGGGATCAAGAAGGCCACAAATTTTTAGAATCTATCAATGACCAGATTGCACTATGTAATGTCAACATACCCGGATACATTGATAAACGCAAAAGTTCTTACCTAAACTTGCCAGTGGAAGAAGACACTATCTTCATTGATACTTTAAGTTACAAAGGCAGACACGTTGTTATGAGTGTTTGGAAATACATTGGCGGTCAATGGAAGTTGTTCCAAGAGTTCAAAGTGCCAGAGTTTATCAATGCCATTGAGCATGCATGGGCAAACTTAGATGCACACGGTGTTATCAATGGACCCAGCCAAAGTTACGTGATGCCTGGCAACATCATTAAACTAAAATTTCATCCAACCAATGCCGCATATGGCGCCAGCAAAGGTCTAGTGACTCGACATTGGTTTGAAATTTGGCCTGTTGTCATTGAGCACGAAATAGATAATCCCAAGAAATCAATCAACAGTTTTTACGATTGGGTTGAACGCTCAGGAAGTTCTAAAAGGTTTGAAACTCAACCAACATGACGGCGATAGGTTCCAAATAGCCTATCCCATAGTGGAACAAACAGGCCAAAGTTAACAGTGGTATCTCGGTGATGAACCAGATGCCACTTTCCACTTGTAAGCACAGGATACATGTCAAAGTCTGGATTGTGTTCAATTATCTCTTGAACAAATGCCGCCCAGAAGTAGTAGAATACGCTGACCCACCAGTAGCCAGTTATCCAACTAAAGATCAAGGTGGGTATTACTTCAGTAATCCATAAGTCAAGTGTGCTCATCCAGGTATCATTGAACAAAAACAAATTGTTCCAATGCCAGGTGGTTTTAGCATGTGTGTTGATGTATCTATGATGGTCTGCATGCGCCTGGAACGCTATTGGAAAATATTTTACTCCAACTGCGTGAATCGCTCTGTGTATGACATATAGATAAAGTGTCCATGCAAAAAAGACTACGATATGTTCCATTAAACTCTCCATCCAGGTATTTATATGCTCATAATATGATTGTTGACCACGACTAAATAAAAACATGCTTTTATACAAACACGTTGACATTGTAACCTGGCCCATGATCAAAGTTCGTTTCCAGCACTTGATGCCGGACGTCGATGGCCAAAAATCTTATATTCTCAAAAACGAAGAGTTGGCTTGGGTTGGTTCTATGCTTTGCAATCAGGTCAAGAAAATCACAGGCCACGATCATGAAATCAAAAGTGCCATTGTGTTTGCACAGTCGCCTGAAAACATTCAGGAACTCCATGTTGATGGTTTCACTGCTCAAAGAATTGGAGCCAGCAATTGGGCATTGAATTTGCCAATCACCGAAGTGGGTGAAATGCTTTGGTATGGTGGCAAATTTAATCTTGACGAAACTGCCAATGGACAAGGACTAAAGTATCTAAAACTGAACTGGCAAGAAGAACCCAGAGTCATTAAATCCGTTATAGTAGATCGTCCTACTGTAGTCCGCGTTGATATACCACACCAAGTGATCAATCAATCTCGCGAGCACCGCCGATTGATGTTGAGTGCTAGATTCACTCCAGATATATTTGGTCGGTAAAATCTGTCAAATAACATTGACTATATATTTCACAACTAAGGTGAAGAAATGAATTGGATAGCATTGGCCTGCACGGCCGACAACTATGTTTTGGCCTGGCACGAAAGTTTGTCTTTGTTGGAAAGTGCCTGCGGTAGCGAATTCAGAGCCATCTGTAGAATTTACGGTGTCGACGATGTTGAATACCAGCAACTCAAAAACAACAATGTTGACTTTAAAATTAAATTTTCTGGGCCCAGAAACACATCATTGATTGGTGCCAAGAAACCCACAGAGATTGAAGAACTCAGTCAGATCCTACGAGCCAGAGTAAGTTTAGTTGGTGAACTTCATCAGCGTATTGCTCACGGTTACAAACGATTCGCTGATGTGGTGCCGTGGCAACAAGAAGCCTATCAATACAAAACACAACAGGCTTGGTCTGTGCTGGGAGGTATTCGTGATCCTGAAAGCATTGGATTCATTCAAGATTATGCTGATGCCGCAGGGCTTGACCTAGAAGTTGCTGCCAGGATGATCACTGTCAAATCAATGAATCAACAAGACATGATTAGAAAACTTGAATACCTGCGTATCAAGCATCAAGAGGCTATTCGTTGTGCCTCAAACAAAATAGAATTTGCCCAGGCAAGAGCCGCTATGGACGAAGATGCATTTTTGAGTATGTTAATGTAATGAATTTACTCTATTATATTCCACACCGTCTGATCAACAGCAACATTGCACAAGAAATTGATCCACCAGAAATCAGTTTCTTACGAATGTTTAATCCTTGGATCAGTTTAAGTGATAGGACTGGCACACTAAATGTGCCAGGGATTGAAATCCACAACAATAGCCCTATGCCCAGTCCAGGGTTGGCTATGTCATTTGAAGCCTGTGCTAATCAGCGCATGAGCGATATCATTGCTCGCTTCAAACAAGATGAAAATCTTGACAAGTTGGTGATCATGTATTCAGGTGGCATTGATTCCACGCTGATTGTTTGTCTCCTTATAGCAAGTCCTTATTGGAATGACATCCGCGACCATGTGCTGTTGGCATTCAACGAAGACAGTCAGATTGAAAACCCTGACTTTTTCAAACAAGTGATATTGCCAAATTTTGGCCATTGCTTGATCAACAGCAACAGATTTTATGATATTGTGTCAAATCCTCGCTACCTGTGTGTCACTGGTGAATGTGCTGATAATCTGTTTGGTAGTTTGACTCTGAAGAGTTACATGGACTCTACACTAAACTACAATGACATCCATAATCCTTGGACAACTGGCAGTCTAGTTTGGCTCTTAGACAAAGTCAAAGAGCACAGAGATGAACGTGAACAAATGCTTTACAATTTGGTCAATGCCTGTCCTATACCTTTAGATTCCAATCACGACTTTCTATGGTGGTTAAACTTTACCATGAAGTGGCAGGCTGTGAAGTATCGTATGAGCATGCATGCTCCTACTGCGGAACAGGCAGTAGCAATGGCTCGTCAGGTTGTGAACTTTTTTGATACAGAAGAATTTCAACGTTGGGCTCTATATACCAAAGAACCCAAGTTGGGAGATACTTGGGCCAGTTACAAACTACCAGCAAAGAAACTGATCTATGATATTTGGCCCAATCAAAACTACCTGCTACACAAAACCAAGTGGCCTAGTTTGCCTACCATTACCAGATACAACAATGCCTGGGGATTCTTGTGGGAAAACGAGCAGGGTGGTTTAACTGCCACTAAAGAACTTAGTCCTTAGCCTGACTCCACATGTTTTTAGACTTAGAAGGTTTCTTAGGAACCTTCTTTTCTTCTGTGACTTTTGGTTTGTATCCAATCTTCTTACGCCAAGTTTTGGTAAAGACTCCGTCAACACGAATTGTAAATGCCGCAAACGCACAAGGATCACTGCCGTGCCAGTTTGCTGTGTCAAACCAAATTGCATGGTTGTCAAAGTAGTGCTTTTCTCCGGTTTCACCATCTAGCACATAAAAACGTTTGCGATCCGGAAATACATTGAACCAAACAAACTCATCTGGATTTTCCACTACATTGAATTGATTGTGATCTCTATGCACTAGGCAAAACTGATGCTGGTCATTGAAGAAGACGACCACACGACCAATCTCAGAAAATATTTTTTGCTTTTTAACCCAATCTAGGAAAAAAGTAAACCTGTCATAATACAATGAATCTTTGGTTTTGTCTGCCAGATGCTTTTCTGCATAATTGCTGGTTGTTGGCTGTCTGATAAACATTTGATAGCCAATGCCTTGATTATTACCCAGCAGTTTTAAAAACATGTATGCGTAACTGGGGTGACCATTTTCTACAAAAGATTTAACACGAGCATGCCCGGGAGCAGACTGGTCTTTGAGAGTCTGATGTAGTGCTCCTGCCAGTTCCTGCCCTTCATAGTGAGGAAGATACACTTCCTCAACATTGCTGTTGCTGTTTGGCCAATTGGCTGGATGACCTGCCACTGATGGCAATGCTTGGTTTCCTTTGCCAAGCCCTAACCAAGCCTCAGTGAAAGCATGGCAAAGTTCTTCTTTGAGATCCAACAATCCAGGAATATCTAGATGCTGGTCAAATCTCAAAAAAGGTTGATCACTGATCTTATAGAGCATCCAAGTTTAACTTTTGTTTGAACTCAACGACTTCTCGCTGACTCATGCCAAAAGATTTGGCAATGCCTTTGTCGTCACGAAAATCTTGTTCCAGATCAAACCAACGTTCTCTGTTGATTATACGTTTGAGTAATGCTAGGTCTTGGGCACTGAATTTGACAGCATTTTGTTGATAATCTTCAAATGCTTGACAGGCTTCAGGAAACAATGGTTGAGCCAATGCATACATGGCTCTGGCAAATTCTTGAATCTCCCATTGTGCATGACTATCCATACGAAGTCGTGCCATATGCAGAAAGTTCTTTAGATTTGCTTTCCAATAACACTCGGTGTATCCACCCACCGGTAAGATCTGTCTAGCAGTTTCTCTCGCCAGGCCAAAGTCGTTGATAAAGCGTTCATAGAGTTCGTAGTTACTATCCCATGCTTGTCGCATATCGTAGATGGTGTGGTTTGATGCGATACTGTCGAGTTCTCCTTCTCGACCCTGCTTATTGGTTGAACTCTGCGGCTTGAGGTTTTTGGCATCAGGTATGTAGAATTCATCTGTGATAACAGAATATCTAGCGGAATATTCATTTAGGCTGGCTGTCCTGTGTCTAACAAGTTGTCGCATCACAAAGATGGGTAACTTGAGGTGAAACTTGACTTCGCACATTTCAAATGGCGTAGTATGCTCGTGCCGCATTAGATAACGAATTAGGTTACGGTCATCCTGCACTTGTTTGGTGCCGGCTCCATAACTGACTCTAGCGGCCTGCACAATGGCCGCATCTGATCCCATGTGATCAACTAAACCAACAAATCCGTGATCCAGGACTGGAAGGTAAGTTTTGTCTTGCTCAAAATCAATTTCTGTTCGTAAAGTCATGCTGATGTTCCTTGTCTCTTGAGTATAGCATTTTTACGATTGCTCCACAACCTCTTTAATTCCGTTGTAGAAGCAAATGGCCATACTATCAAGAAACAAGGATCAAACTCAAACTTTCTACCACTGACTGTTGAACCAAAATCAAAACTGCTGGGCTCTCTGTGATGATTGTTGTGCCAACCTGAGCCCCAATGAAAATAACCAATCCACCATACATTGGTGCTGGCATCACGGTTTTCAAAGTTCTTGTAACCAGCACCAGGCACATGTCCAAATGTGTTTACCAATCCGTCAGCATGTAGACTCATCAGTGCGCCAACAATAAAGAACCAAATGGTAAAAGTCAAACCAAACAGTAACCAACTCAACAGCAAAGTTCCATAGATGATCTTGTTGTAGTTTTCGTGAATAAACACCAGCCTACGATCACGCAATAGATCTACTGCATGGCGGAAACTCACTGAGTCTTGCTTGATGCCAAACTGCCAACCCATGTAACTGTGCCACCAGCCATTGCCCACAGGTGTGTGGATATCTTTGCCTTCTTGATCGCTGACTCTATGGTGATGACCGCGATGTAGTGCCGCCCACCAAATTGGTGAGCCCTCGGCAGTCATTGTTGCCGCCCAAAGTAAAAAGGGTTCCATCCACTTGCGGGGTTGCCAACTGCGGTGACTTAGGAATCTGTGTAGTGTTAGGTTGTTGCCTACGCCGTCCAGTAGAATCCAGCCGCAAACAGCCCATACTGGATACCACCAACTCCACTCAGTGGCCAATGCAAATAAAATAGCACCAATACCAAGAATATGGTATGGAAGCCATAGTGCAACAATGTAAGGAATTTGCCGAGTTTTGGCATATAAATCCCACTGGTCAGCAAGCCAGGTTTTTACAGTAGTATCAATCATTGTCTTGTTTTATTTTTCTTTTTGCTTGTCCGCCTTCACTGGCGGGGGTCATATCTTCTCTACGCAGTATGTATCTTCTCAGATTGATGTCGTGCGGGTGTAACGTTTTTCCAGACAGTTCGTGAATGAATTCAAAAGCACTGACTGTTTTTGCAGGAATAGTGGTTTCTACAAATGTAAAATACCGTTCACGCATAAACAACATGATTCTACTGTAGGCTTCTTCTCTGGAACTGGGATAAGTGACCAGCAATTCATTGAATCCTGCTGTTTCATGAATTTTACACAGTTCATCAACCATGTATCTAAACAAAGGAATAAATCTAGCACCAATTTTAGGACTCAATAGCCAACTTAAACTCCAGCAAGGCATGTGACTATAACGACGAACACCAACTGCGGAAATCAGTTGATTGTTTTCGTCAAATACACCATAGGCTCTTCGCTGAGTAAAACCAATGAAATGTGAAGGAAGCATGAACATGCCAAAATATTTTTCTCGATTTTCTTCAGCATTGATATCGTAGCCTACTCTAAAGTCAGGATACTTGTCTTCATCTAGTCCGTTATAAATTTCATTGGCTAGTTTGGTTACCACGCCAAGTTGGTCGTGATCCAATGGTTTTATAGAATACTGCATTGGCTGATTCTTCCTTTTGCTAAATTTTCTTCCAACTCCAATGCTGGAATTGTATAAGATTGAGGGTTGCATCCTAATAGACTAGTGTGTTGGTTTGACTTCACAAAGTCCCACAAGTGCATGTAGTTTTCCATCCCGTGCCATTTGGGTCGCATTCTAAATTTAAACCCGGCCTCTGAATAAATTTTCATTTTGCTACTGGTCCAACTCAACTTGAATGGGATCTGATCTCGAATCAAGGCGGCTGTGGTAGGTAGCCTAAGGAATGCCAACATGCTTTCTGGTGTGTAGGTATAAAAATTGTTCAACGCTGGTATTCCTGTTTTGTCAGCAAATCTTCTCCAGACACCGTCTTGGTCTTCTTTCTTTAAAAATGTCCAACGCCACATGACCTCGCCAGTGTCGTAGTTGACTGCGGGCAGTTTTTCCAATTCAACTTCATCAACAGTGATCATTGGCGCAGAATAGTCTTCGGCAACCTTAAGCAAAATCTGTTGGTAAAATGTATAGGCCTGATACTTTTCAGCAATTGCTAGATACTCTCCGCTCAGGCAAAACTCTTCAGGATCAAAGTCAATGACAGAAACATCTAACCCCCATTCTTGCTGGACCAGATCAATCATGGGAGCAATATCGTAGGCATTCTTGTCATCAGGGAAACGTATGGTTGCAAGTTTTGGTTTAATGCCTGCGGCCAAAAAACAGCGAAGTGCAATTTCACTGTCAAGTCCGCCGCTCATAAAAATTGTGAGATCAGGATATTGATCAATCAGTAGCCGCGCAATTCTAGTCCATTCAATTTTTGCAGAAAAAGGTGCTCTGCTACAGCCACCAACACGCATTGATGTATAGTCGTTGGGGTCTTTGCGCCAACGTTGGTTTTCATCATCATTATACCAATAAGTCAAATGATTGTTAAGTGTGTTTTGTATCATTCGTCAACACCATATAGTTCTGTTAGTTCTTGGACCTCGTCGTGGATCATACTCCGGTCTGCATTGGGTTTTATAACTGCCCACTGTGGAACATTGTGTAATAAAATTTTCTTTTGTATAGGCACACAGTCGTCCCACCAATTGCTCCATACTTTGCCAATGGAGACCTTTTTACCTTGTGTTCTATGAACAATAATGTCGTAGATGCCTTTGTTATACTGATTGAATGTCAGCATCATGCCAATTTTGTTTTGTTTTTGAGTCCAGGCAAAATTGCTGGCCAACAGATGTTTTGAAACTTCGTTGTTGAGTCTATATTCGCGTTGTAGCCAGCAACGATTTCCACCTGAACTGATGTTGTCGCTGAGTAGGCTATGCTCTACTGCGCTGATGCCAACAATACCGCCAGTGAGTCTATCATAGAGCAATGCAATTTCGCCCTGTCCTTGTGTCCATCGACGATATTGATCTCGCTCTGGTTGAATCAGATACAATAGACCACTGGGTGGTTCCCAACCCATGTTGACCAATACTTTGTTTTCTTCTCTGGATTCAGCGGCAATTCGACGCAAAAAGGTTTCGTAGGCCGGTAAATGGCTATCAAAGGTTTCGGCATTGGAAATTTCTACATATAGTGACATGTCATTATGTAGCCGTTTAATGGTCTGGTGTGTTTACCAGGCTTAATAGCAGGTGCCAACGTGGTTCCATACTGGCATTGATGGCTGTGTGCTCCTCACGAGTATCAACCCACCAAACATATCCATCAGCAGGAACATGAACCAGTTCTGGTGGATTGGTAAAAATGAACTTGGCCTGCGGATGTGTTTTTAACGCAATGTGCAACCTAGGGCTGGTATCGCTGTGTATGCTGTAGCAACTTCGCGGCGGCATTATCATAATTCTGGTTCTATACACACGCCAAGGCAAACTGGCAAAAAATGTTTCCCACCAGGTGTTTGATAAATCGCTTCGTAGATTGGCCCACTTGTCGTCTGTTTGACCAGGTTTTGATCCTGTGCCTTCGAGGTAGTCTTCGTTGCCGTCGGCATTTTGCACAGCAGTTTGAGGACGATACTGCTTGATTGTATCGTCCCAGGCTAAGGCATTGGCTTCTACCAGCAGACGTTCTAGATCTATTTTGGCATCTGTTCTATAATATCTTAATTTGCTCATGTTGTGCCAATTACCATAAATCTTGTGCAACCTGGCATTGTGAGTTCGCCTTGCCAAATAACTTTGGCTAGGCCGCAGGTGTCAACAAACTCATCCAAGTTATGATGACAGTTTACATGGTCTGGCACATCAAACATGTCGTTGCCTTGCAATATAAGTTTGGTTCCTGCGGGCAGACTTTGTATCCATTCTGCATGATTTTCAAAATGTTCAACAATGGTGTCAACTATGACAAAGTTTTTAAACTTGTTGAAGTCAAGTGTTCTTATGTCTTTGGCTAGATTTCTAAATTCAGTGTAGTGCTGACCATTTAAAACCTTGGCTGGCAAATGTGTTGATTCGTCTATGTCAACATTGATCACTGCACCTAGTTTTTGATTGCGAACTGCCGCAATAAAAGGCAGTAATCCAACCCAACCCCCAACCAAAACCATTGTGGGATTTTCTTTGGTCACTGTTGGCTTTTGTGTAAACCAGCCAGTGCTTTCGAGTTTGTCCAGCAACCAAATTTTACTTTTAACTTGGTTTCTACTGAGCGCATCCTTCCAGTTTTCTTCTGGACCATTTTGAATAGCCAACATGAGATTTTTGGTTACCCATTCTTGGTCAGCAAAATAATTGCCAACGTTTTTGGCAAAAAGTTCTAGGTCTTCATTGATGGTATTTTCTATCAGTGTGCCTTTGCCCAACAGCATTCTAATAAAGTAACACACTTCATAGACATTGCTTTGACTGTTGTAAAGTTTTTCCATCGCATAGGCCAAGATCCCCATGGGATCTAGTTCAGGATAATTTTTTTTGTTTTCTTGAATCCAATTAAACACGTTCCATGTGTTGCCGATAGCAGTATTAAAATCCTGCTCACCAAACTGCATACTGTGAATCATTGCTTCTGGTGCTGAGGTCAACACTATATCCTGCTCTAGTAACGAGCCTTCTTCTTCGCGCACTGGCTTCCATTCATCAGGAACTATGATACCACGTTGAGTCAAAATTGACATCATCTCCCAACGAGCATCATTGTCGCCCTGCGTTGCTTGAATTAACCGCTTGAAGTCGTAGAAATTTTCTCGACCAATTTCAATAATGAGATGTTCTAGGTCGCTTTGTTGACCACTTTCCATCCAGCGTCTAAGCCAATGCAGACTGTGACGATAGCCGCAGGCTTCTTCAATGAAATAGAGGATGGCAATCTTGGCTTCTAAGATTTGTTCTTCTGTCATTTGAACCATCCAAACATGCCCAAGTTGGTTCTCCAACGCACATCTTCATAGGTCAAAGGTTTTTCAGGATGCAGTTGTAGCATTTTGAGCATGCGACTTTCATCAGCGGTAAACCCAGGAAGTCTGAATCCATACACGTCTTGCAATTTTACACTCAGTGTGGTAAGTTCAGTGATAATTTCTTTGTTTTTGTGTTGTTCAAAAAAGTCAATGAACCAATCGTAATCTCTGATCAAAGTAAAATCAAAATCATCAAAATACAACATCTTGGCCGCTAGTCTGGCGCCATACATGCTCCAGGCACCGTGTTCTACATCTCGACCCACAGTCATCCAAGTCAGCAATCGTTGAAAGTTAGCGGCATGCATGTCTTTGCTGATTCGTTCCGGATCAATGACCTGTCCTTGTTCCATTGACAATTTTACACCTTCTCTGAAGCCCACACGAAATGCTTGATAAGGACTGCCGTTGGTATAAACAGTTGAATAACAACCTGGAACTTCTTTGTATTGTTGAAAGTCCCAGCAAAAGTCAACAGCATCTCTTTCGTTGTCAGATGCTTCGTGACTACGCATGTTCAACAAGTGATCTCGATTCCACATTTTGAGTCCACCGTTGCCATACATCAAGCCATTGGTAAATTGGCGGCCGCCCCAGGTAAAAGTCATGCCTAACGTGATCTGCTGTGGCGCAGTTTTGTTAAAGAACTCAGGATCAATTTGATTGTCAGCGTCTACAGTGATAACATAGTCGCTCCAAGGAAATGCATTGCCAGCGGCTTTGTGGCAGGCATCAAATCCTTTGACTCCATGCACTCGGGCAATGTTGGAATGTGGCACTACTTTTTGCAACAATTCCCAGTGATGATCTGCGTTGGGCTCATCAAAACTTAAAAACACCACAGGGATGTCTCGAATCATTCTATTGCTGGGTTTGAAACTCTGAGCAGTTGGTTTAACTTTAAACATTGACATGTTTTTTGAACTCCTGTCGTAACCAATTCCAATCATTGATTTGGTTCATTGCCTGCAGGTTGCTGGCATTCTTTAATCCATACTTGACTCCTGCTTGAGCACCTAATACTGCATACTGCCCGTTGTATCTATGCCAACCGTAACGTGACCAAGCACTATAACGATCAGCGGCTGTTTCTATGTCGCCAAAGTAATTGTAGATGTTTGTTTCGTATTTGTAACTGTCAATGATAACAGCCTTTTTACCTTTGCGATAGGCTGTGCGTTGTTCTGCTGTCCAGTCTTGCGTGGCAATGTAACGCTCTAGTTCTTCTAATTCTTCCATCATACTGTAATTTTTACGTTGAATACGACCGCACACCGAAGTCAATGATGCTAGTTTAGCACACTCTCTAAATCCACCAATCCAAGCACTTTCAGGCGTGGCATTGAATCGCGTTTCACAACTGAGTTGATCTTTGACTACTGTGACAGATCCAATGGTTGTTGATAGATCAATGTGCCAGGCACGATCTTCCATAAACGGTTGTCTTGGAAACATTTTGACACCGCCGTATCCGTATTCAAGGTCGTTGACTGGATTGCGACTGCGCCAAATTAACACACACTCGGGTTCAGGCACGTTCCAGTGATGAACATTGGCATCTGGCTCCCAAGCAAAATCAAAGTCATTGAGAACCCAAGCATCCGCATCAACTACCCAAAAATTTTCTGTGGTGCTGATTTTTGCACAAGTCTTATGAACTTCATAGATGCCTTTGACGTCTTGCACACGCTTGGCATCTGGCCGTAACTGTGTTAACTTTTTCCAGTTATCTTCGGCATTGGCCTCACCTATGGAAATAAAAAAGACATCTAGCATTGATCATTCCAGAATAAACTGTTCAACATCAGATTCTTTGACTAGTGGACCAAGTCTATGAGGATTAAAGTAACTGGCTTTAAAAAACTTGCTGCCGGCGTCGTCAAGTTCGGCAATATCGAGGCCTAGATCTTGTCTGAGTGCGCGACCAAGTTTGACAATTTCTGATTGAAGTTTTTCTCTGTCCCAGGTGTAATTGCTACGCACACAACGTTCATTGCCGCCGGCAAATCTTGGTGCTACATCTTCGTTCCAATACTGAGTGTGCCATTCAAAATCTCTGACTAGGGTATAGTCCCAGCCGCGATGTAGGTTGGTTAGATAACAGCCCAATCTAGCACCATACATGGCCCAAAGACCATTGTCAACGTCGGCACCAACACTCATCCACACCAAGAGTCTACGATGATTCTTGTAGTGATTCTTGTCTTTGATTTGGCGCCAATCCATTGGACGACCGTCGTGTAGTGCAAGTTTCACCCCTTCACGAAATCCTGCACGATAGGCCTGGTATGGTGTTGAGTTATTGTAGACATCGCTGTAGATGTTGTTGAGTTGATGATAGTGAATATCCCAACAAAAATCAACAGCACCGGCGCCTGAATCCACTGCTTCGTGTGTTCTCATTTGCTCTACAACTTTCTTGGGCCAAAGTTTAACACCGCCGTTGCCGTAGACTAGGCCATTGATGACATTTTTACCTGACCAAGACAATACATCACTGCGATCAAACTTGTGTAAATCAAGTTCTAATTCAAAAAAGTCAGGACGCACTTTGTTGTCAGCATCAATGCTGATAAATCGTTCTGTTTCTGCCATTTTGGCAGCGGCTTTATGGCAAGCATCACTACCAAACACGCCATGACTGCGTTTGGCCCACGGGCACTTCTCTAATAAGTCTGCCCAGTTCTCGTCGGCATTAGGTTCATCGTAACTGATGAACACTACATCAAATTCACTGATAGGGGTTTTCATTGTAAGACTCCAATGTCTATGTTGTTTGCTTTATATAATAGATTTGGTGGGTGTGGATCGTTCCAATCACTGATCAATTCAAATGGTTGAGGTTGTCTCAACATCAAAGCAGGAAACTCAACCCAACCAAGAAAGTTATCTGGGTCGTCGCGCCAGATCAGTCCTGCACGAAGGTTTCCAATTATGTTGTCAAGACTTGAACCTTTTTCATAATGACTCTGCGCCCAGACAGAGTTGTTTTTAACAAAAATGCTGATGTGTTGTCCAGGCCCTGGATGACTCATGAGTGTCTGATCATCAATGATACCGCTGAAAGGAAAGTATTGTTTGGATCTTTTAAATGAAACTGATCGAGCAACAGGGGGAAGATTTAGTCTGATGTTTTGATTGTGATACAAGATATTTTGCACTAGACCGTGATCCATAAAACTCCAAAGTCTACACTCCCAAAATCCCTTTTCAATGATTTCTTGAGTAGGAATATTGTTAAAGCCAAACACCAGATGAGGATCTTCAATGTCTGACAAGTAAATCTCAAAGTCTTTGAGTCTGTTGGGATTTTCTTTGGTTTGTTGTCCCCAATCTCTACTGGCTTCAATGCGTAGCATTCCATTTTCTTGGAACAGGGTGGCTCGTAGATCTGCAAACGCATCTCCGCTGAATTCTGATTGGCTAAGCCAAACTTGCCAATTTTGCTTTTTCTTTTTGTATTCCTGAGGTTTTCTAAGATCAATTAAATCTAGTGCTCCAAGTTTTTCATTGTAGTCTATGCGATAGTTGTTTTGATTTTCCTGACCTGACAGAATTTTTTTAACTCTGACATAACTGATTACCAGGGTTTCTGGAGATTGCATTTGACCTGGTTCAATGTTTAAAATGGTTCCGTTGGTGGTGTTATAGTAAATTGTCCAAAAGTCTTGGCCAGTTTTCTTGCGTTTTCTAAGTTCAAACTGAATGCCATCATCAATAATTTCACTCATTGTGCCAATACTCCAATGGTTTTTCTGTTTCGTCTAACCACACAGGATAAAGTTGGCTGTGGTTTTCCAGTTTAAAGTTTCCGTTGGCTGGATAAAAGGCAATCCAATCTGTCCAATGATTGCTGGCATACATCACTGGTGCAATTTCTAAATCTCTAACACTGGTGTCAACAACTGGAAACCAATCTGGAGTCAACCAGCCTGGGCACAAAGCCGCAGTGGCACTGAGCCAATGATGTATGGTTGGCTGTTCTGGTAGGTATTGTGGCCAAACATCTTCAGGTGCAAAATTCTGTATCATTGACCAAGACTCTACGGCTGTCAACGGATTGCCAATGATCATTACATATGGTGATCCTACATGATTGTTCATGTCTTGTGGTCGCCGCTTAAAAGTCTTTCCTGCTTCGATGGGCACTAGTCTATGATCAACTGTCTGACCCGGCATGAGATTCCAACTGCGTTCTACAGCAATGTCTTTCATGAGCCAAGTATGTCGTCTGAGAGCAATACCAGCAAAACAAATAATATCACCAGCATCCAGTGGCAAACTCTGCAGACATTTTAACTGTTCTGCAGGATCACTGTAGGCCGGCAAACGTTCTGCTCCTAGATGCGGATTGTGGAATTTGATGTCTGCTTGCGTGACATCAAATAATCTTGGATTGTTGGCATTGTCAATAACATATACAGTCATGCCAACTGCTCCATGATAGTGTCATAGTTGCGTAAGATGCTTTTCTTGTTCATCATGTGAACATCTTCGCCGCGGATTTCCACTGCAACGTTTTTCCATTCTTCAGGCAAATTACTGAGCATGACCCAATGATTGGGGCCTAGGATTTTGACCACATCGTCACGCTGGTCTTGATAGCGCATGGGCAAAGGAATTCTGCCAATGAATCCGCCATCTTGCCAGCCATCACAGAGATGTGCGGCAATTGAAGCCGCATAGTCAGTTCTATAGAGACTGCCTGGAAACTTGTAGAGATAACGATAGTATTCCCAGTGTTGTTTTACACTGGACCAAACGTTAAAGAAATGTTGTGCTTCTTCACTCTTGCGCCAGTAGACCACAGTTGACCACCACATGCGAATACCTGCATAGTGTAGCCAACGTTCTGTGGTATAGGGTTCTTCACAGCGTAGATTTATAGCGTCTCGATACATGGCCACCGAGTGCTGTCCACCAAACAGTTTGGCTAGATTGTCATTGCCACACAAGTAATCTGTGTCAATAAGGATGGTTTCGTCAAAGGGCGAAAGATTGTAGATATCGTGCTTGTTGGTGTTGGTAAACTGTGCATTGAAACTGTTGTAGGCACCGTCGTGATGTAGACGAATGTTCTGCTGATAGTCAGGATTGGTCATGACAATGTCGTCCCAAGCGGCTCGCATGATTTCTTCGCCGTGGCGTTCGCGGCACTGGTCCACGCTCATTTGGTTAGTGACCAAAACCACTGGCATGCCGGGCATGTATTTTTTAACTGCGTAGGCCGCAACAATGGCCAATTGGGTATAATCCAACTGTTCGTTGTTGTAGGCAAACATCATGAATCCGCGACTGCTCATTTACAACCCCACAATTTTAGCAGGATTTCTGGCTGTCTTTAGTCGCTGTTGTTCTTGATTTTTTAGAACCATTGCTGAATCGTAGGCCTTGATCAATTGCTCAATGAATTCCTGTGGATTTGCAATTATAATGGCATTGTCGCTTTGATCGTTGACAATCAATGGTTCTTTGGACAAGCGGGAGTGTGCATCAACAAACCCAATGAGTTCTGGTGACGCACGAAAAATTGAATTTTGGTGTGATACAAGCAGGGCCGCTTCAACCCTGGCCATGATGTTTTGGCGCTGTATCTGTAGCGTCAAGCGATAGTTAGCAAACGCCAAGGCATCATTAAGTCGTTGATCCATGTAGAAATCCTAGAATTATATACGCGGTTATTTATAGCCCGCAGGACTAGGATTGCAAACCTTAGATGATGTTAAATTTCTTGCCAGTTGGTTTTAATACTAACCAATGGTTCAGGAATTGATAGAGCCACTGAACCTTCTGTGACTGTGGTTGGATGCACCATGGATGTGATCAATGATAGGTCACCGCGCACAGGAATATTTAGGCCGCTGTTGTCCAAGAGCCAACGAAGAATTAGTTTTTCTCCGTCAATGTAACCGTAGAGTTTGGCTCGGCTTGATGCGTAGCCACCATAACCACCATAGCCACCGTAGCCACCATAGCCACCATAGCCACCATAGCCTCCGTATCCACAATAGCCACCATAGCCACCATAGCCACCATAGCCTCCATATCCGCCGTATCCGCCATATCCGCCGTATCCGCCATATCCGCAATAACCACCACCACCAGATCCACTTGGGCTAGTATAAAGCAATTGTTCTTCTGTGGTTAGTTCGCTGAATCCTACAGTTTGACTGACACCGCGAGTGTTCAAACTGTTGGCAGTTTCAATGTTAAAACGAACGGTGCCCATGTCTTGGAAAATACAACGCCAAGTATGATACCCGTTGCCGTAACCATTGGCCAATCCCAGTGCAAATCTTAGATCTCCACCAGCATTGAAAAAGTGTCTAGCACTTTCATAGGTGCCAAAATCTCCAAAGGCATATTCCAACACAATTTCCAGTTTATTTTGCCATTCGGTATCTGAAGGATATGTGCCCAGTGTTGACAACTCTGTAAAAGCAGGATCAACAACGTTGCGAAGTTCTCTTGCACCTGTCAACAATGTTGATGCAGTATTAAGGAACTCAGCAGTGATTTTTTCACCTCGGGCCACAACAACAAGTTCTTGATCGGAACTGGCTGTGCGTAGTGTGCTTAGGTTAATTCTATGCACAAGTTCGTTGGTCAATGTCGCTGTAATTTTTTCACCGCGTTCAACTAATGGCATGTTTTCTCCGCCCCAGCCCCAACGAATATTGTCCTGCACAGCCGGCACAGCACTTGGGCCCTCACCTGCATGAGTGTCGCCAAATAATTCATTGGTTGACAATAGCACACCATTGAATACTTCGTCTTGGATTTTTTGACCACGATTTACAATAGATATCACAGAAGGCGGACCAACGTAACCACATTCGGTGCTGTTGTTTTCGATCATTTGATCGTATTCACCACCTAGACCATCAGCATAAATGCCATACTTGTCAAAGCCGCGGCATTCCGTTCTAATCAGTGTGCCGAATGGCAGTAGACTATTTTGAATCTGCACAGATGATGATGCGGCACCGTTGGTCAAATCAATTCTAAATGTTTTGCTTTGACTGCTGCCAGGAAATGCCACTGTTGGTGAAACATTGAATGTCAATACGTCGCCGTTGGCCACGCTGCCAAGGAACGCACCACTGACAAGATCACTGCTTTGCACTCCGCTTAGTTGGTAGTTGAAGTAGCCAGACTGATTGGTTCTAAATGTCAGAGTGAAGGTGCCACCTTCAAAAACTGTGGGTGTAGAACGTTCAAAGTAGTAATATGGCGGAGGACCCATTGATGTATCTGTGATAGTTACAGTAGCACTTACTTCAGGCACGATGTTGCGAAGTTTGATTGTAAAAGTTTCGTTGCCTTCGCTGACAGAGTCTGCGGCTACTGTGAATGTTAATCTATCGCCATTGGCTAAAGACCCAGACATTGGCGCACCGCTTAAATCTGCTGAATTTATAGTTCCAGTGATCAGGTAAGGAAATGTGCCTGCTTGATTAGTTGTGAAATCAACTGTAAACTGATTTCCTTCGTTGACATCTGAAGTGCTGGGTATCAGCCTGTAATAAGGAATAACAGGATTGATATAGGCGACGTTAGGTTCACTACCAAGTAATGATCTACCATTGGTGTAATCGCTATCTGTGCCGGTATTTAAAATTGTATTTTTAGCATTTGCTAATAACGCCGTTTTAACTTGTGCTGGTGTTGATGTTGGGTGCTGTTGCAAATACAATGCAGCCATACCTGCAACTTGCGGACTGGCCATTGATGTTCCGGTATCATTTTTTTGTTTATATGAACTGTTTAAAAAATAAGGGCTAGCCTTTGTATCATTATTGCTACCTGCACTCATTATGAATGTGCCGGCTGCCCAAACATCGATGCCTGGCCCTTTCATTGAACTTTGATTGGCTTGATCGTCTGAGCCTGACTTTATAGCATCAATGTTGCCTACTTTAATAGCGTCTAGCGTAGCAGGATAATTTAAATTTTTTGTAGGACTACTTCCACGGTGATAATAAAGTTTACCAGTGCTTGAAAGTCCTGAAAGATTAGTATTTAGATAGTTATTAAAATCCTTTGTAACATCAGATGACGGGTTATCTACTTTATAACTGCTATTGCCACCGGCGATACAAACAATTATGCCAGCATTTATCATACTGTTTAATGTAGAATCCGTTTCATCGTTTAGTAATGGGAATCCATTGAACATACTGCTTAAACAGAGATTGTTTATAGGATTGTTCAAATCATCAATCAATATTCCACGGTCTGTAAATGTTGTCTCTAATCCATTCTTTGACCACTCTTGATTTCTATATTTTCCGCCAGTGGTTGATGTTAGCAGTGATACTAAATTGGTAGGATCCGCTACTCCGTTATCAACCGTTATCAACCGAAGGCTAGCACCCCAACTCATATTAACAACAGTCGGTCTACCAGTATAAATTGGATCAGACGGATTAGTTTTTCTTTGATGCCAAAGCAATATTGCTCTCATTGCTTCTGCAGAATTGATATTGTCACCTTGCTGTGTGTTATATGTTTTGATTGCATAAATGTGAGAATTTTTTGCCCAGCCATACGTTTTCCCAGCAACCGTTCCTGCTACATGCGTTCCATGTCCATCAGTGTCTACATAACTGTTAACGCCATTTTGATTGGCTACACCAGTCACCTGATACCAATTTATCCGTTTAACTCTACTGACACCAGTTGAATCTTGAAATTCTGGGTGATCCCATTGTATACCTGAGTCAGATATTACTACGTCAACTCCTGTGCCGTCAATGTTATATGCGTAGCCGCTGGAAGCATTTCCATTGCTATCATAAACATCGTTTATATTGCTATGCCTTGGCAACCCCCAATTTACATAAGAATCATTGCTTGAATTATCATTTGGTTTAGTAAAATTTAAATTGTAAGGCCCAACAGTAATGTATGGGTTTTTGTCTATTGGAAGTTCGACTGAAATTACTCTTGAATCATTTCTTAACTGTAATACTTCCGCATCAGTTAACAAATATTCGCATAAATTAGGAATGCCTGTTTTGTCATTGGAAATTTCCACTACACGGTCAGGAACCGTGGCTAATCCTGTGGTAGGCGTTTCTACTTCAGTCCAAAACTGATTGTAGTCTACTCCATCTTTGAGTGCAACAATGTAGGTCTTTTTATCCATTAGATTTGCTCTTCCAACCTTTACCTTTAATGCTCTGTTGGACAGGCATTATCTAACCCCTACTGTGGCCTCTACTTTGCCTATGCCTTCGCCGGCCCAATCTTGTAGGCTACGGCCAATCACACTCCAAATTGGATCTGCTTCCGTAGCAGATCTTGCAACACCAGGTGTTGCACTGGCTACTAAGCGATCACCTTTACGCACTGAACCCTGCACCTTGACAGGAATACGACCTGCCACAGCAATTGGTAGTGCGTTCTTTACATATTTCTTTCTGGCATTCAACAGGTAAGCAGGACGAGTTGACACTACACCAAAGATGCTGGTATCAGCATCACGCTTGGTTGAAGTAATTTCTTGTGCGCCACCTAGGCCAACTAGTGTGCCAGGTTCGTAGGCGGCATCACCAACATAGATCTCAGCAACGTCAGCAAACTCTGCTTCAATGGCCACGCCGCGGATCTTAAAGTCACTGCTGGAATTAAGGTTAACACCTTTGCCAATTTTGCCTGTGTCGTTGTAGTCGCCTTCGTCGCCTTCAGCATCGCCACCACCACAGAATTCTGTGTAGTCGTAGCCGTCAATTTGCTCACCAGCAGGTGCAGGTGTATAAGCGGCATCTGAACTGAATACTGCTGTAAGCACACCATTTACTTTAAACTTGATGGCACGATGAAGATTGCCGTTGACACACTTGATGGGCTCATTGACAATCATGCCTGTTTCTTGACCTGGCGGACCCCATAGGTTGCTCAAGTGAATCCAACGTGAACCGCTCCAAATCAACAATGACTGGTTGGCAGTATCAAACCACATGTCGCCTTTGCTACGATTAGCAAGGCTGGGCTCACTGCCTACAAATACATGTCCCAGTGGTTTCCATACACCGCTGCCGTGGAAAATTTTAAGTTGCTTGGGTTGGCCAGCAGTGGTAGGAAGGCTAAACCACAGTTGTCCTGGAATTGGGTTTGAGGGTTCGTCGGTGCTGGAGAAATTTTCCAACAAACGAACAAAGTTTTCAGCGATCAGTTCGCCGTAGCCTAGGTAGTTTTTACCCAGTAAGTTTAAACCATAAGTGGTATCAACTTCGCCCTCTTGAATGTTGAGCAAAATTGAACCATCGGTTTTATTAACTTCATATGCCATTTTTAGTGTCCTTTTAGAGCAATTTGCTCGATTCCGCTATTTAGTTTTAGGCCCATGGTTACGCCCTTACCCTTAGAGTGTAGACAATCTGAATCCTCTGTTCAGCAGTCTTTTGCACCGGGTGAAACCTAAAATGTGTCAACAGTTTACCAGAATCAAGCCCTGTGGTTCCTCGACTTTTAAGGCCAATTTCGTCAAAGCGCATGGCACCGTTGGTGGCCTGTTGATCCAACGGTGCAGTTGATGAACTCTTGATGAATCCACCACCAGTGCCGTCAACACCAGGGTCTGCATAGTCAAGCGTGGTTGTAACCACTATGTCTGAGTAAGCAAGTCCGCTGATGTGTTGCACACGCACGTTGTTGTTTTGTGGATCGCCGTTGTCAAAATCCAGCGGATCAACAACACGATAGTAAATTGGGCGGTAAAGATCTGCATCCACACCAAAAATATTGGCAGGGCGATAAGAAATTGACCCATCTACTGCTGTAATTGTAGCACCGTTGCCAAAGTGTATTTCACTGACAACATTTCCGTTGGTCAATGCTTGGCTGATGGCCACACTCATATTTTCCTTGTGGATAGCATTGCGTCCTTCGAGTAATACTTGCTGAGTGTCAAGATCTATAATCTTGACAAATCCTTCAATGCTAACTGGTAAGTCAATTCTGTTCATAGTGGATATTTAGCGGCTTAAATTATAACCCATTTTATCAGCCGCCTTCGGCCAGGGTTTGAGCAGTTGTTGTGCCATTTTCTTCAATGGACAATACCAGCGTTTCTTCAATGTTGACTGTGATGTTTTCGTTGCTACTTAGACTTTGGTTGATGTCAACAATCTTGCTGTGGTAAGGTTTAACTTCGTTGATGTAGTTTTTAACAAACACATCTCTGCGATCAAAGTAAACACCCACAGGTGTTAGATCATTGGTTGACACTTGACTGATGTTCAAATAGGTGGTTTTTGACACCCAATTTGCGTTGGGGATTTGTCTCAGGCTTTCTTTGACCATGTCAAAGAAGAATAGATTAAAGTAGCCCAGATCATCTTCCACAAAAAGGTCTTCACGCAATGCGGTAATTAGACTTCTTACCACTTCGCTGTTGTCTTCGTCCCAGGCATACTGATCCCAACGAGCCATGTCCCAAGCGTCGCCTAGGCTACCATCCCAGATTGCATCATTGAATTGAACGGTGCCGTTGCGTTGATATACCAAGGCAATGTCGTTGCCTGTTTTGACAAAGGATTTGTCAATGACGCCACGACTGTCTGCAATGCCATAAATGCCATCAACTGTCATTTCTGAAATGTCTCTGATAACAAACTGTTCTGTGTTATACTGATAGCCATTGGCCAGATAATCAACATATCTCCAGTATGGTGTTAGGTCCTTGATATATGGACCAAACAAAGGTTTATAAGTCAGTAAGTGTGCATTCCAATGATCTTTGCCAACTGCATTGATCTTTAGCAGGTATGCATTGGCACTTCTCACAAAGTTTCTGCGAGACTCACGAATGTGCTTGAACCATGTTTGTGGAATGACTGTGTAGTTGTTGCCGTAGCGACGTAGAGGATGTAGCCTTGGATCTGGCACACGACGGCTGGCATTGATCACAGCACGATATTCGTTGCTTTCCAAAACTCCTCGAATAATTGCACTAGTGGCACTTACCACAATTTTTTCATCAACGTAGTCTTGCCTAAAGTCTGTGGAAGAAATGTAAAGTCCGTTGACCTCAACAATTGATGCTGTTGGGTTGTCGGTCAACACTTGTAGTTTGGCTGTTTCTTCGTTTTCTGAATACAAGTCAACAACCAAGCGATCGCCATTAACGTTGGCCACTACTCTCCAAAGAGACTCTATGTCATTGGCAGGATTAACTGTTCTGTTGGCCACATAAAACACACGATGCAGTTTTTCATCAATGGGAGATAAATCATCTCCGGTTAACTTTGGACGCAACACATTCTTGACTTCTTCTCTACCATCATCAAACACTTGAATAATGGGAATATCTCTGCCACCGTAATTGCCATTGATGGCCAACTCCAGTGTGCTGTAACTGTCATACACAGAAACTTCTGCTGGGAAGTCTTGCTTGATTACATAAGCACCAACTTCATAGGCGGTGTTCTCACGCCATGTGTTGAGCGGGTATGACTTTCTAAAATTGTCTCGGCCTGTCAGGCTTACACGAAGTCTACGGAACAGATACTCAGGAACAACGTCACCAGTAAAGCCTTCGCTGACCAAAATGCCTGTTTCGTGCTGTTGTTCTGGTGTGTCTTTTTGTTCAATGCGTAATATCACGCTGTTTCGCGTAGTAAGGTATTGTCTAATATTTGAAATAATCAGCGCATTACTGTCAATGGGGCTCATCCAGGTCACACCAGCAACGTCTGGATTGTCTAATACTGTTTGTATTTGAATGGCGCTGTAGCGTCTACTGCTGTTGGCCGGCAACTCAGAAACATTCTTTTTCCAGTAGTAATAATATATGCGAGTGGCACCAGTGGTTTCAATTTCTTCAATGGCATTGTATCTGACAACACCAACACCACTGCTGGTGTCTTGTCTTGCCATTGGTTCATCATCTGTTGTGGGCAATTGTTCAGAACGAACCCACTCATATACTATCACTTCACTGCCGTCAAACTGTTGTCCCCAATTACGGGCACGATAATTGATGTCGCCTTGTTCGTATTCAAAGTAACGAACACGACTGGTATCCCACCAAATTCTACCCAAGTGTTGATTGTTCCATACGTTGACAGCATCTGGATCAGGTAAACCCAGGTCATCTGTGTTGTAGATTGCAGGATCAACACCGTCTCTGTAGTCAATGAATCTTGCCACCTCGTCAATGGTAAGACCCTTGTAAGGATCAAATACTTCAACTGTGGCCAACATATTTTCATTGGCAGAATCCAACAATGTTACACTTTCAATGGTTTGTGTATTGACCATTGCGGCAGCAACAGTGGTATAGGTTTCGTCACGTTGCCATGAGAACACGCTACCTTGATTGGTATACTTGTAAACAATGTATTCGCCGTCGGGACTTCCGTCAGGTTCTACAAAGGCTTTCATGCCTTCTTTAAGACCCTCAACGCCATTTAACTGTGCCTGTAGACTTTCAACAGAACCAAACTTCATTGAAGTTAGTTTGAATACCACTAGGTTAAAAATAGGTGTATTGCTGGTGCTACGACCTTCAATCAATACGTTGTAGTCATCAACACGATCTTTGACTGTGTGGAACTTGTCGTAGTTGCCGTCATTGGCTCCTACCATTAGGAATACATCTCCTGTGGTCAAACGATGCGGGCTACCAAAAGTAACTTTGCTTTCATTTAACCCTGTCTGAATAGCATTTGGACAGCATTCTTCAACATAAGTGGGACCTACCAACTGTAGCACGTTCCAGCCTACAACGTCAGCATCTCGAGGAGGAGTTGTTTCTGAGAACGGGTTTTTGAAATTGTAATCGCTGACCCAAATGTTTGGAGGCAACAATGTTGCTTCTACATTGTAGATTGTCCACTGATCAGGATCCCAAGCGGTATTTTCTCCGCCTTGGACTTTTGTCACACACTTGTAAAGAGCGCCATCGTTCCAAACAAGATCTTCTGGCTCATAGTTTCTGAACTTGCTGAAACTTAGAATTGACAGTAGATGTTGAACTTTTTCATTGTCCAACGCCAGTCCATTGGACAGTTGATTTAAATCTCTGGCCTTGAGATCAGTTTGATCAATGTTGGCAACACCGGCACTGGGCAACCACTTTTGTATAGTGGCAAGTTTTTGTTGCTCTATGTCAGCACGGGCTACTTTTTCAAAACGTATATCAAAACTATCACGATTGATCCAGCGAGGGTCTCTAGGGCCAATAATATCAATGATGTTGTCACTGCGTAGGTCAACATCTGTTCTTCCTTCAAGGAATCTAATCACTTGACGGTCGTTGATCAAATCTTCTTTTCTGAGTTCAATTTCCCAGATTTTTCTGTTGCCTAGTCTGCCAAACTCTCCGCTGGCAAACAGCCATTGTTCGTTGACGTTGATGTCTTGGCTACGGCCAGGAATATCAATATTGGCATTTCGGAAAAATGCTGTGATGGCCAAGTTGGTGCCTGAAGCACTTTGTAGACCCTGTCTGAATAAAAATTCAACACCCGCATCAGGAATAACTTCACTGAGCACAGTGGTTTTTACTGGCACAACGTTTGATTTAGACAGTCTGCCTAGGAAGTTGTCAAATTGTGATTTCTCAGGTCTGCGAGTTTCAACGATGTCATTGATCAGTGCATCAAATCCTGGTAGCAGACCAGTAAATGTAGGCAATACACCATTGGCTTGATAACGCCCGTCCCATCCACGAGTTCTACGTCCAACAATGCCAATATAATCCAATCGCTGTCCAGTGACATGATCTATAATGAGATCATTGAATCTTGTTTTAGAGTTGAAGAAAAATACATGATCATATTTGCGGATTTTTAGATCCGCAAAAATAACTTGTTCATCATTGAGAGATTGAATCAAATCTGTGTTTTCTTCATAATCTCTTGTGGTCAACAGATCTGAGCCTTGTGCAATTTTGCCTGTGGCAAAAAGAATTTTTCCGCGTTTGAGCAAGTCTGAATTGAGTTGATCAAGTTGGCCTTCTGCGTGATGAAACTTGAATCCGCCGGCAGCAGTGGCTGGTTCAACAACGCAAAAGTGTTCTTCACTCCAGTTTTCGTCAATCCAAGATAGGGCATCAATGGCCGCTTGTTTCCAGTTGTTGACAGTTCCACGATCATTGAGTTGATCAAAAATCAATCCTCGTTGTGATTGTAGTTCGTTCATGCCTGCAAAAAAGTCAAACAAGTCTTGTTTGCTGTTGATCAATGAACCATAAGGAACCTTGACTGCATTGGGTTTCCATTGACTGTAGTCAACGTAATCACCTGTGGGTGTTGAAAACACATTCTGGTATGAGCCAGTGATACCACCGCTGGGGTTTTCTTTAATGGGTTCTAGGATTTCAAAATATCGGTATTCGGGATCAAAACCATAAACTCTGAATCCTGTGCCGTCTTTTTCAACACGAACTGCACTATATCGAACCTGGTGTTCAGCAACACCGCTGTCTAGGGTTAGGCCAAAGTCTTCTTCTGGCACATAATTGCCAGACTGGTATCTTGTGTGATACATTCTAAACCGCACAGTGGAATCTGTAAATCCACCCACGCTAAACTGTAGCACTGGCTGAATCAGTGACATTTCCAGTAGCGGAGATTCGCCTAACAAATTCAGTTCTCGATTGGTTTCAAACAATACTGCACCAATACCAATGGTTGGTCTCGCCTGCACAAAATTGCTGGGTGCCAATGATGTATCACCTAAAACCTTGGGTGAGTTATTGATATTTGGTTTGATAAAAGGATTGATGCCAGTTTCAACAAATTCGCTGGCAGTCTTGAGATCGCTGGCTTTGTCAATGCAAGCGGCCCACATGCCAGCGCCAGTTCTTAGCCATACATCCTCAGCAGGACCATAACTGCCAATGTCCCACGGTTGACGTGCTTGATCAACGCTGGGCGAAGGCAAGCCCCACTCAACAGGGTTTAACAGTTGCCCTAGGCTTCCCACAGGATAGCCCAGTGCTGAAAGTCTACGCACACGGAAATCGTAAGTGACAGGCTGACCTGGCTCAGAGATTTTTCCTCCCATGAGAGCCATTTCTAAGTTGGCACGTTTTACAGGATCTGTCCAAGAATAGTGTGTGTCCCACCAAACAGGTTTTTCATCAAAGCCCAGGATCTCCCAAGGATGACTGTGAGGCTGGACTGTGCCAAACTCATCAAGATAAAGTCGACGCCAACTCTTACCGCTGTAGTTCCATGTCCATGGATTGTCGTTGATAAAGTCAGTGCGTTCTTTGTAATCAATGTTGTTTGCAAAAAACCATTGTAGTTCTGCCAAGGCTCGATCAGCACTGGCTTCTTGACCATAGATGTATGTTGACAAACGTTGGCGCTTTGGATCACCTGTTCTGTTGACACATCCAGCATAAATTCTTCTTTCTAGTTCCAGGATAACAGCATCTCTGGGATCGCCGTTGCTGAACCAGTTTTCTTGAAAGGCAACAATTTTACTGCCATCGTGACATTGAATCAAGACACGATCGTAATTTCCCCAGGTTTCTCTAATCAACTGCGGTTTAAACACTCCACCTAGGCCCAATTTTGCTGGGCTGGCAGGAATGCCAGCATATATGAATTCTTCTCCACTGTGGTAAATTGAAACCTGATCATCTGTTGCCAGCGCAACATCAAACACTACATTTTGGCCAACGATGTCGTAGCCGGTGTGCTGTAAGATATTGTTGACATACACATAAACGTGATCAGGACCATATACTCCCCTGTAAAACTCTTGGCTACCGGTGTTGATAGCAAAACTTGTTTGACCATTGGCAATGTATGACGCCATGTTCATGTCATTGGTGTTAAACGCCATACCAGAAACTGCATCAGGCACACTATAATTGATACCTGTGTTCATTTCTTCTAACATTCGATCAAGGGTCAGCCGCGGCAATTCATTGTCTAGATCATACATTTTGTTGTAGCGATCCAACAGCGAAATAAATTTTCTAAACCAGCGCCAACTGGTCATGCTTCTACTGGCCAAGGCTTCTGTTAAAGTGGGATTAACTCTTTCTTTTAACCAAGTGCTTCTGATGGCAGATGTGTCAGCCATCAATGCTCCATCCAGTGCAGGAATCTGTGGACTCAACGTCCAAATTAAGTTTTCTTGAATGTCATTGGCTTTAATTGTTCTTTGCATGCCTTTGACCAAACGACTGGGTGTGAACGTGCCAAGTTCTACTATCTGTAGGGGATTGAGTTCAATCCCTGGAATAGCAGTGGCATGATCTGATTTGCTGGTAAACTCGCCTTGGTGCTTGATTTCAGCGATACCGCTGATGCTGTTAAATTCAATTGTCAAGTTAGTTGCGTAATTGTCAATTCCTCTGCCAACAATAAAACTGTAGTTGGTGTCATCAATACCATTGACTTTGATTGCTGGTGCTCTAGGATCAGCCGCAGGATCAATTATCAATAGGTTGACTTTTGTTTCACCATTGAAGTGTAGTTCATAAAAACCTGCTTCAATGTCAGCAGGAATGAATACTGTTATTTGACCATGGCCGTTGGTGCTTCCAGACATTACATTTGTCTGCGTATTCTTGTTAAAAATGTCAATGGTGTTAACACCAATGGTATTGAGTTTTAGGTTCTCGCCGCGGCCTGCCACAACTAAATTTTCAACTGCGTATTCAAGGTTGTCACTGTGGCAAACCATTGGCATGTTATTTTCATAACAAATATTCCATTCATAGGTAGGCCACGCATGAGCATCAATGGCAATGCGAGATACTGATCCCACAATGTGCTTGTCGAGGCTGTGAGTATTGATTACCCAACTGCGTAGCCTAAACCACGCACGTCTATATCCAAAACTCAATCCTTCATTGACTGATTGCTCTTGTTCGGTGATCACAGATTGCAATCGTCTAAAACTATAAGGGCCAGGAATTTCTTTGTCTGTGACAGCAGAAGTTAGATAGTAAATTTTATCCTGCAACGTATGTTTAAATTGAATATCATACATGGGATTGGCCGCTGGAGTATTAGGATCCAATGACTTAAATTTGCTGGCCAAGAACGAAAGTTTGTAGCCAGATTCGGTGTCAATGGGATCATCTTCTTCCAGAAACTCAATAATTGTTGAGTTTAACTTGGTAGGCTTAACTCCATTTACTTGATACCACTCTGTCATTGACAGTTGGTCTCGAGTGTATATGTTATACAAAGGCTTCTGAACAGGTGTCAATCGAGTCTGTGCTGGAACAACTTGACCGTTGATCCATTGATATTCCATCATTGATTCAAATCCGCTGCCTGGCAACACCACAGTGGCATCACCGTCATTGGCTGATTCAACTTCAAAGCCCACTACAATGTTGTCGTCGTTGGTTTTAAAAGTAATGATCTTGTTTTGCCAAGCACCTTCAATGATCCACAGCACACGTCGCTGAACATTTGAAAGTTTTCCTTGGCGAACATTTCTCAAAATTGTTTTGATATTCAACAATGTTTCAATGACCAGTGTTCTATCGTTGGCTTCAAAACCCAAGGCAAATTCGTTTAATGCTTCGTCATCGTTGTTGTCTAGTGCCAGGGCCAGTTTATCCAATACTGCTCGCGCAGTTATAGCATTAGACTGACTGCTAATGGCATTGAAGCATGTATAAACCAATAGTTTGGTCAATGGTTGACCAATCAATGTAAATGGACCAATAGATCCTGGATTCACAGGAATGATTGAAAATCTACTGTCAACCACAGCGTCAACCCAATGTCTAAATTTTGTGCCGTGATTGAACAACTCAAGTCTGTGATCAAACTCTAAAATTGGCCTCAATGCACGTTTACGGTCGTCAATGAGTTCTTCAGTTTTTATGTTGAGGTAGTTACAAACCGTTAAGATTGTATCTCTATGGATCCAAACGTTGACACGGCTGAACGCTGATCGATTGCTGGCGCCTGTGTTCTGTAGCACATAATGTTTTTTGTTAATGCCAGGAATGTCACCGTCCCATTCAATTCTATCCCAAGGAATAGTTGTTTGATCCCATAGACTCTGAATGGTTGAACTGTAAACTGTGGTTGTTGTTTGATGTGATCTTGGAAGCAATCTAATGCCGCTGGGACTGCCTACGCCTTCCACTTGCCAACGGCGATCCATTTTTGGTTGCTCTGGTGGTATAGTTTCTTCAGTGACCCAGTAGTCTGGTAGATCAATGTCTACCACTGCACCAGCGGCTGGAATACTACCTTCTCTCCAGATAATGCTGCCAAGTGTGTAGGCATAATCAGTGTTGACTGTTTTTAATACTCCGTCTACATATATGGAAATCTTGCTCTTATTGTATTGTTGAGTCATTTCATGCTGGAAGTCCAGTTGATTTGACCCGTCAGCAACATGTTGCTCAGATGTGTTGCCGTCAATGTTGTTTCTATTAGGGTAAGTTTTCTGGAATACAACACGCATTCCATTTTTTAATTCAACACTTCGACCATTGGTTTGAGTTGGTATTGTGTAGTTCTTTTTGCCAATGATGTCGTTGACAATGCTGATAACACCGCCATCTTCCAATGAAGTTCCAACAATATAAAGTGTTGGCATTCCTTCTTCAAGCCAATAGTAGTTGCTCCAATTGACAAACTTGTCAGGATTGATTGGCAAATCTAACACACTGACTGGAACTTGTTTTTCATTGAGATGCTGATCAGAAAAGCCTTGGCTCAATGCAATGTCATCGGCTGTTAAAACTCGTGTGCCGGTTGAATCTTGGACTAGAAGACCAGTTTCAAATTGTCTGCGGCTATTTTTCCTTGGCAAGAATTCCTGTGATATGCCAGCATTACCAGATGGCTGACCAACTGCATAGTTTACGTTTTCAATAGACGAAGGCTGGAACATGTCTTCCAGTGCGGCGCCAAAGATTTTCTTGTTTGTATCTGTTCTAAATACCAATGGCAACAAATCAATGGCCAATGGTGCAACACGCCCTTCTTTACGCTGGCCAGGGTAAGTGTTATTTTCTGGAACTTGTCCTGTAAATTGTTTTGGATCTTTCTGCATCTCTTAGATCTTATTTGGTAATGGTGCTTGTTGTGTCGTGATCACTTCAACGTCAGACACAATTGCACTACTAATTAACAACTCATCTTCCTCACATTTGATTTGGAAAAAATGATTTAGACTTGAATTAGATTGTTTTGGAATCAGGACAATACTGCTGATCACCCCTGCGAGTCGTCTATGAACCCAGGATGCCATATCAGTAAAGTAAAAACTTTCACCAAAGTCCCAATTGTCAACACTAAAGTATTCATTGATGGCAGAAACTACAAGACTGCGAATCTCTGCATTGCTGACCTTTGTGCCATCACTTTTTGTTACACGAATAATTGCTTGATCCTTGCTTTTTGCACCGTTGCCAAAAATAACCTTGTATTTGGTTGGGTGGAAAACAATTGTGTCGCTGACACTCTTGAAAGGAACAATAGTCTGCATCAACTGTTCCAATTCAAATGTGGTCAATGCCAACGGCATTGTTCCTTTGAGACCCCCAGCGATCCAGTTTCTAAACAAGATATTGTATTCAGTGGTCAATACAAACATGTCAATGATGTTGGTAGTTGCGGCGTTGACACGATTGTCACGCAACGGCACATGATTGTATTGAACTTTCAATTGTTTCTTGCCTGTTACATCTTCTTTGACTGGAACTGTGATCCTATCATCGTCGGCAACTGGTTGAACTGTAAACTGACCCAATGCATCGGCAAATTCCACTGTTTTTAAATTGATCTTTGAATTGCCAAACAATTTGTCAAATAGCCGCGGATCTTCTGGCACTAGGTTCTCTGACAATCCTGGCAACCACAATTGCACACGTTTAGGATCATAACGTGCATCATCTAGCACGATGTAATCTGCCACGTCAAAGACCAGTTTGTCAGTGACACCAACATTGGTTTTTAAAATTTCAACGCTGTCTTTGAGGACTCGGCGTGTCACTTGGTCAAGTGCTGTGCCAAATCTTTGATTGTGGAATGACAACTGACCTTCACTACCAAATACCACAACATCTTTTCTAAAGGTATAGATCCATGAGTTGTTGCTGGAATCGTGCTTTAATCGTATCAGCCAGTTTCTTCCTGTTATGTTTGCAAATTCGCCTTCTTCAACCAAATCATCTGCATTGATGATTTTCCAACTGTCTGTTGTTTGATCGTAGCGTAGACCAAAGTTCAACTGATCTTTGATTATCTGTTGAATCAACTGTCGTTCATTGGGATTGAAGTTTGTTCTCAATGACGGGAACCATTCAACCATAGACGCAGATTCCTGGATTCCAGAAATAAATACTGCTCCTTCTCCATTGGCGCGGACACCAGTGTTGGTCCCGTCGTTGCGACTTACACCAAAACCTTCTCGATAAATGTCCAAGATACGATGCCATGACCCATCATTGGCTTTGAATAATGTATTCTTTCTAATAGTTCTTAATTTTTGATCTGTGGTTCCTCTGCCAACACGAATTGGTGTAGTTCCATCTAAGGTAAAGAATCCGTGGCTGGCTCCTACCACAGTATCAACTAAACGCCACTGTAGTCCATTTGGAGCAGGAATGGTTGAGAAATTTCTATAATAGAACTGATGCAGTGATCTTTGTAGCAAAGCATTTTCCAACCATTTAAAAACTTGTAGTGTTCCTAGGTCATCTGAAACAGTATCCTCGCCTATGTCTTGTGATGAATAAACAAAAGCATCGTCGGCCAAAACAATCACTGGGCGATATGTTGCTGTGGGATCGTTGATGTCAGCAAAAACACTTTGACCAGCATGAACACGATTGATTGCTTTGATTTTTTCAACGCCTGCTACTTTTCCTTCTGGATAGGTATTGTAGTCACTGGCAGTGATCATGCGATCTTGACTGGCAGCAGTTCTACTGGCACGATTTTTAATCTGAGATATTGTTTCGTTGGCAAGGCCCACAGCATCCTGGTTTAGGCCCAGTGTAAAAATTACATCTTGTGTAAATCCGTCTGCGTCAATGTAGCGGATTGGAATTTGTAGACCTTCTACATCAATGCCAGAAATTGAAATGTTTGCGTTGGCACTTTGTCTATACCAAATGCGTAGATTGTCTGTGGGTATGTTTCCAAAACTACCATCACCAAACTTGATACTGATTGCATCATTGCCGCGGGTCACTACTTCAAAAATATCTCGTTCATCTTTTTCAACATTGTTGAAGATGACATTTTTTCCTGCAATAGCAGATACCTGTTTCCATTGCTTGATTACGCGGCCTTGGCCGTCAATGCTTTGAACCCAAACATCAGTTTCGTTGACGTTGAAGGCATCAACATCAATGACTCGGTTTTCAATTCTAGTTGGCAAACTATAATCTACATAACGCATAATGCCTTGAGTGAATAAAAAGAACCAACCGTTGCTGGTGTTGGAATATCCTGTTCCGTCGTTGTTGAACAACATGGTCATGTAGCCATAGGGATTAGGAGACTTTTCTTCAATTAGGCCAGTTTCTGTGTTTAACATCATTGGCACAACTTCACAACTGTAGGTGTTGTTGTTTTTTGCTGATGCATCAAATGATGCTACCATTGTTCTGTTGTCAGGTTGATCAAACTCATAGAGTTGACGTGACACACCATTGCTGATTAGACTTGACACTGGGCGGCCAACAGGATTGTTCTTGTTGAAAACCTCATTGAGAATCAATGAAAATTGTTCGTTGAAGTCTGGATTTGCAGAGTCTGCCCATACTATGGTCTGCCCAGACAAGTTTTGACCTTTGCTGTCGTATAAGTTTTGTGTTGTAGAAATTGCTTCAATACGCAAAAATCCTCGAGCCGCAGTATTACGGAAAGGCTTGTAGCCCAACTGTCTTGCATTGTTTAGGATGTTGTCACGAACTTCGGCAGTTTCTAGAAATGTTTCGCGGAGATTAAGATCCGCACGGAAAGCCAAATTTTGACCCAAATAACTGATCAAGTCAACCAAAGCCACATATTCACTGGAATTGATGAAATCGTTGAAGTCTTCAGGATAGTTTACCTGGATGTAGTTCAGCAATGCTTCCCTGAGACTTTCAAAGTCATAGGACTTGAAGTCAGCATTTACTAGATAACGATAATTGTTGAGCCAACTTTCTGCGGCAAACAATTGGCTCAAGCGTTTAGTTTGGCTCATTCTGTTTTAGTTCCTTTGTCGTAGGTCAATGGCAACGTAATAGTTTCATCACTGGGACGATAGTTGACAAGTATTCTTATGTCTAAAGCGTTGGGTCCTTCTGAAACATCAACTGATATCAGTCTCCATCGTGGGTCTTCGTTAATGATACGGACCACATCATCTCGGATGAGTTTTATAAGCGATTCGTCTAAGGGATCAAATAACAGATCCCAGATTATTGTGCCAAATTTTGGCAACATTACACGTTCGCCCAATCGTGTATTAAATTGATTTACTAGGTCTTGTCTAGCAAGATCTAGGTCATAGCGAACAGGACTAAGAAATGTAGTCCCTACGCTACTGTATCCTCGAAATTTTGATATTACACGTGGCATAACGCCTATTTACCACCACTGATAATACTGGGTTATATCAAGCGGTCTGTGTAGGCTGATTGGGTGGGTTATTGGCGCCTTGGTGCGAACTACCATGTTTGGCCGCCAGTTGCTGTGTGGTCAACGTGGTTCCTGGTGCTTGTTGCCCTGTGTTAAGATAGTAACTGCGTTCCCATTGTGCTAACTGAGTAGGGGTTGGACGACCATATGCGGCATCCACACGTTGCCCAGTTTGAGGACCATTTCCCAAAGAACTTTTCCAAGGATATGCTGGATTTCTTGCACGGGCATTGGCCACGGCTTGACGATCTGATTCAATACCGTCACGCATCAACTGCTCGGGTGTTCTTATCCTAACGCTGGATGGCACTTCTCCGGTCATGACAAATTGTGCTTCTGCGTTGCGCTGATTGGCATTGGCACTTACCGAGTTGGCCCAAATTCTAGCAATGTCTGCTCTGGGAGGCTTACCGTCAGGGGCCTTGGCACCGGCTTCAACCAATTGATCGGTCATTTGATACGCCGACTGTGGATTACCGTAAGCGGCCATGCACAACCCATCAAACTGGCTTTGTGTAATACAGACATTTTTACCAGCCATGGCAGATTTTAATCTTGCTCTCAACGGAGGAGTAATGTGCCTATCGATGATTTGTCTGCTGGCCTGACGTGCTTCGGCTTCGCTGGGTCCATTGATCAATGCTTGTTTTAAATTGTCATCAATTTTACTGGCTGGATTACTAGGGCCAAAAATATCAACTCGCGTTCCATAACCTACACTATAACCCTGGAAGTCACTATACATCATGCCACGGTAGGCTTCACGACTTTTCATCATGTTGAAGGCAGTATCACTCATGACAATTGAATCAATGTTAACTTCAGGAACACAAGTAACAGCATCAGACGTTTCTGGCGGTGGCAATTCTTCATGACTTGATGCCGCTGGAGTTATTTGTTGATTCCCTAGAGTAGGATCAACAACACCTGCAGGAGTTGTGATGGGTTCTCCACCATTTCTTGCTGAGTGACCGCCCCAGGGTTCGCGCTCAGGCACACGCCCGGCCACGCTACGTCCAACTGTAGAGTTGGTTATTAAACTGTTTTCGCCCGGTAGTTCTGCTTCAGCGGCCACAGGGCCGTTTAGGTCAATTCTGTTGGCTGACAATTTCATGCTGGCAGAACTGTAGATGTCGGTGTTTAGTCTTGATGTAAATCTCTGTCCGTTGACACCTGTCAAGTGCATGACCTCACAGGCTTCAATGTGCATGTTATTTCTAGATACACCATTGACATTGTTGCCAGCATCAAAGTTAAAGTTGTCACCGGCACGGAAGTTGATATTTTTTTCAGCGTTAACTGAAAAGTCTCCGGCTGCATAAAAGTCAATGTTGCCATCTGTGTCAAGTTGGAACCAAGCAGTTCCTTTGGCGTTGATTACATGTATGAACCCGCCTTCTTCGTGCATGACAATTTGATGACCGGTAAAAGTTCTTAGACGTATGGCACCACTAATACCATCGTCACCGTCATCAAGCATGATGCTGTGTTGGCCTGGGCTCAAGATACCATAGGCTAGACCTGGATGTTTGTCTTTGGCTCTAAAAGGACCAGCATTGGTGTGACCACGTCGTAGATCTTTGTCTAGTCCTTGGCCACTGATTCTAAAACTTGCAGGATGTTCAGGACGATTTTCAGCCTGTGGATCAGCAGTATTAAATCTGTTGCGTTCGGCCACAGGCTTGACTGTTTTGTCATGAGTGGAACCAGATGATATGCCTGGCAATGAGTGGGTGTGACCGTCAGGCGGCAAGCATGCCCACCAGATGCCTTGATTGACATCGCCGTTGAGGAACCCGCAAATCACTGAGACATTTTTTGTTGGAGGGATCATCCACACGCCATAACTTTGATTGGTTTGTGGATAAGTCTTTGCATCTCGAGCAGTGGCTTCTTCTTTGGTATCTGTGGCACCGGCAAAGGGAGGGCAATAACGCATGGTAAACCAACCCCGCGGGTCGCTTTCATTGGCATTGCTTAGTTGTGAAATCCAAACTCTTAGACGTCCTAGTCCTTGAGGATCATGGGTTTCTTTGATTTTACCCATGTAGATTCCGTTGTATTTTCCGCTGTTGGCAGAACCTTGTTGATGTGCTGGTGTTGCTCCTGTGGCGTTGACTCTCATATTATTTCCTTAGGGCGCAATGATATCGCCGATGCCAGGAGCAGATCCAGAACTGTTCGTGCCATTTTGTCTGTTGCGGCGTTGTTGTCTTTCGCGTTCGGCTTCTTCGCGACGTCTGCGTTGATTTTCTCTGACACGGTCGCCTTGACGTGCAAGATTTGGGTTACCTGTGGCGGCACCACCACCTGCACTGGGGTTGTTGGGATCAACCAATGGTGTTTGGCCACCACCGTTCTGGACCCAAGCACTATTGGGGCCCATGGCAGATGCTTGGCCTGCTCCGTTGTTGGCTTGGCCGCCAGAGTTGGCTATGGAACTAGAACTGCGTGGACTTCTCAC